CGTGAGACATGGCGTGATCATACCCGTAAATACACGAAATATTTCGGCGTTGCTCGAGCAGCTGAGACACGAAAGAGAAAGTGCTGACTGCGATACAAGTCCTACCACCCCGCAGATATAGTGGTGGTAGGCAGTTAACTTAGGAGATAAAATGCAAGAACCAAACTGGTGGCTAATAGTAGTTTTGCTGGCATGGACAGTAGGCGGATTATACACATTATTCGGTTGGTGGTGGTTAGCGATATTTCCAGTAGCAATACTATTTGAGTGGCTAAAAGATAAATTTATTTAGTGCGAAACTTAAAATAATTCTTGACAAACCCTCAAAAAGTAAGTATAATATACATATAAACAATTAATAATAACCCGCAACATTAGGAGAGCGAAATGGCAGAGACAGTCCAAAGAGCAAAAAATTACTCAGACGAAATGGTCGCTGAAATGCACTCACTTTATGAAGCCAACCCTACTCGCGAAACAGTAGAACAGCTTGCTGAACAATTTGGCAAAAGTGTTCGCTCTATTATCGCTAAACTTAGTAGAGAAGGCATCTATGTTTCTCAACCAAGAGTAACTAAAAGTGGTGAGCCAGTTGTTCGCAAAGCAGAACTAGTTGCTCAGATTGAAGCTCACTTCGGAGTCGAAGTTCCAACTTTAGTCAAAGCATCTAAAACTGACTTGCAGACACTTATCAGCAACATTGGTTAATTGTAGTGATGGCGCGGCAGGGTGAAATGATATATCCCTGCCATCAAGCCCAAGAGTGGTTTTGGGTTGGCAGTAGTAAAACTTAGTATAAAAACTATATTTTAATTAGTGCCAAACCAAAAATAATTCTTGACATGGCGTTGAAAATTATGTATAATATTTATATAGAATGAAGAAAGGGAAGCGGGCAGTTACCGCAAAGCGAAAAAATAAATGTTTGAGCTATGATCCTTCGGGGGAGCCAAAAAATAATCGCGGTGTAACTGCCTAGCAACTCCAACAAAGTGGGGCTAGGCGCAAACAGACTAGCAGGTATGTGTTAGAGGATAGTACACCACTCTCAACTCCTATACTGAGGCGAAGGTATATAAAGGACAGACGAGAATAGTAAAGTGGTTGGGCAGCATACCCCTCACACGCACGGAGGATAAAGTGCAAGTCGGGCGAGACCTTGAGCGCTGCGACTCAAAAGAAGAGTAGAAGTAGGGGAGGCGGTTGGAGCCTAAGTGGAAAGTAGAGGAGGGAGTACATAAGCATAGTGCCTTTGAGGATAAACACCAACTACTTTACGAAATTGGATATAAACTACAACAGCGTAAAGATCGCAA